AAAGTAAGAATTGAAGATAAAGATAATCTTTGGATGAAAGGTAAAGATGAAAAAACAAGGCAATTAGTATCTGATAAAATAGGAAAAGAATTTATTGGTACTGCTGAAATGGATGATATTATTTATACCATTTTAGATTTAGAACAATTTATAGGAAGGGAAATAGTTTGGGTTTCAGGTGATACATTTGAAAGTATTATAAATAGAAACTATGGTTATTTACCAAATATGATGGCACGTTATTGTACAACTGATATGAAAATAAAACCAATATTTGAATATTTAAGAAACAATACTGAACTACCGGTAGAGATGCGTTTAGGTTTAAGGCCAAACGAATTAAACAGGAAAGAAAACATAATGAAACGTGCAGATGAAAACGGCTTAGAATTATTTAAATGCGTTATAGGTAAATCCAAGAAGAATAATAAATATGGAAATATCCCCTACAGATATGCTACTTTTCCTTTAATTGATAATAATATTCAAAAAGATACAATTTATAATTATTGGGAAAATAATAATGTTAGATTTGCATATAGAAATAATTGTGTAGGTTGTGTAAATAGAAATCCATTATTTTTATCACACATAGCTAAAAAAGATTTAGAAACTTTTAATTGGTTTATTAAACAAGAAGAAAGAACAGGTAATACTTTTAACTCACAAGCAAGTTATAAATCTATTTTAAAATTCGGTGTACAAAACGAATTATTTGATGAAGATTTTAATGATTGTGATAGTGGGTATTGCGGAATATAAAAAGACAAATGACAATAGACAAAGACGCACACAGAGTAATAATGCAAATGTATGAAGAAGAATGTTATATAAACCCTTTAGAAAAAATAGAATATCCTTTACCTGCTATTTCATTTGGAACTAAGCAATTTGAAACAAAAGATGGTGTAATTGAATATCCTATTCCTGTAGGAACTTATGGTAACTTTAGCTTTGTACAAGCACCACCTAAAAGTAAAAAAACATTTTTTATTAGTTTACTATCAGCAGTATATTTAAACGATGAAATAAACGGAATCTCAGGTGATTTAAAAGGCAATAGACAAGGTAAACATTTAATTCATTTTGATACCGAACAAGGCAATTTTCACGCTTCTTTAGTTTTTAAAAGACCTATGGAAATGTCAGGCAATAAAATAGAAAACTACCACACTTACGCATTAAGGCAATTAAGCGCAAAATGTAGAATTGATTTTATAGAATATTGCTTGTATGAAAAGTTAGAAGGCAAAGAAATAGGTTTAGTAATTATAGATGGTATTGCAGATTTATGTTCAGATGTAAACAATATTGAAGAAAGTAATTTAGTAGTTCAAAAACTAATGAAATGGACAAAGGAATTACATTGCCACATAGTTACTGTTATTCACTCAAACTTTGGAACTGATAAACCAACAGGGCATTTAGGTTCAGCATTAGAAAAGAAGGCAGAAACACAGATTCAATTAGAATTAAACACAGTCAATAAAGAATTAGTAACCGTATCGTGTAAAAGAAGCAGAAACACAAGTTTTGAAAACTTTAGCTTTAAAGTAAACAAAGCAGGTTTACCACAAGTAGAAGGTAATTTATACGATGTATTAAAAGGAGTTTTTTAAAATGATAACACTAAAAAATAAGATTCAAGAATTACAAAACGAAGCAGCACGTATGGAATTACATTGGTGTGATAACAACGAACTACTGCACTATTTTAGAAGCATACAAACGAGTTTAAGTTTAATTCAACGATTATGTGCATTGGAATCTAAATTTGATTATATTGCGCTTGAAGATTTAATGAATGGATTACAAGATAAAGATGAAACATTAACAGATATAACTGTAAACTTTCAAATAAAACCGATACAACGTGAACGAAAAGAAGCACGTATAACCGCTAAAATGTTTTAAAATGACACCACACGAAGAATTTTTAAAAAAAGAAGCTACAAAATATATAAATAAATTTTATATACCAATTAGCACAAATCAAATATTAAAAATAGATTTAGAACCATTTGAGTTGATTTTAATAAGTTTTAAATATGCCAAACAATGCGCTTTAATAGCTATAAATGATGTATTAACTGAATTAAGAGATTATGATAATAACGCTAAAGATTATTACTTAGATATTAAAAAAACAATAGAGAAATTATGATAGTAGCTTTAATTATTTTTTGTGCTTTGTGTTTAATAGTATTTCAGTTTGTGGACTGCGAAATTATTATAACTCCAATTAAAGGTGTAATGCTTGGTGCATTATATAATGATGATGATTTTGAAGATGAAGTAGAACATACTATACAAGTGCTTTTATTTGTAATTTCATTTTCTTTCGTATGGACAACAAATGGCTCAACCAAGTAGCGCAACATCACAAAGAATGGATTAAGATAATTAATTCGTTTGGTGAATATGACTACGCTGAAGATATTGTACAAGAAACGTACATAGCTTTGTACAAGTATGCAGATGCTACAAAGATTATAGACGCTTCAGGCAATGTCAGGAAAGGTTATGTGTTCTTTACTTTAAAAAGTTTATTCTTTCAATACTATAACAAAAAAATGAAAGTAAATAAAGTTTCTATAGATGAACAGTTTACCTTGTTTGATGATTCTAATTTAGACGAACACAATGCTTACAATGATATTTGTTTGCTAATAGATGAAGAAATAAAAAATTGGCATTGGTACGATGAAAAGCTATTTAAACTTTATAGAGATTCAGATATGAGTATGCGTGATATTGCAAAAGAAACAAACATAAGTTTAATATCAATTTTTAATTCAATCAAAAACTATAAAGAAATTTTAAACACTAAATTTAATAAAGATTATCAGGATTATATTAATAACGATTATAACGGAATTTACTAAAACTAAAAATTATGGCACGTAGAAAAAAAGCAACAGGATTAGGTGATACAATAGAACAAATCACAGAAGCAACAGGAATTAAAACAGTAGTAGAAAAGTTTAGCAAAGCTACAGGAGTAGATTGTGGGTGTGATAAACGAAAAGAAGTATTAAACAAATTATTTTCTTATCACAAACCAAATTGTTTGGTAGAAGAAGATTATAATTATTTGACTAATTTATTTGCAGTATTAAAAGACCAATTAACAGTTAATCAGCAGTACAAGTTAATAGATATTTATTATAGAATTTTTAATAAAAAAATAGAAAATTCAAACTGTGCTTCTTGTTGGAGGGATAGAATAGCTGAAATTAAAAAAGTATATAACGAATACCAATTAGATGAAATTTAACAACGATTTTAAGTATGATTTAAAGTTTGGTCAAGTAGGTGAGGAACTTCTTGGAAGTATATTTACTGATAAAACAATTGAAGTTAAACGTGATAATTGGATATATCGTACTGGTAATATTGCAATAGAATATGAAAGTAGGGGTAAACCTTCAGGAATAAATAAGAGTTTAGCCGAATATTGGGTTTTTATATTTTCAGGAAAATTTGAAGATGATATAATTTTAATTATAGAAACTAATCGTTTAAAAACAATATTTAATAAATACTTTGAAATGGGTAAGATTAAAGCTATGGGTGATAATAACACATCTTTAGCAGTATTGATACCTGTAATAGAAATAACAAATTATAAAAATTATGAAAGATAATCCAATACAATTAGAATATTTAAAATCAGTATTACTATCGCAGTTATTACTTGAATCAAACGAAAATTTGTATTTTACAAAGCAATACAAGCAGCAGATTAAACACAAAATTAACTCTTTAAATAAAGATTTAGAAGAAATTGTTAGAACTGAGTATGCAACGATTTACAAAACTGATGCAGAAATGACTACAAACATTTTAAACGCAATAGATGATGTAATTACAAAACTGCAAACTTGCACTATAGATGAAATAGTAATGATAAATGCAGTAATTGATAAATACAAAGAAAATAAAGAATGGTTTGCTGAATATGCACAGGCAGAATTTTTAAGGATTGATGGTTAAAAAAAAAGAAGTTAAATACTACCCTGCACACCAAGAATTAAATGATATGCGCATTTGCCACCAAAATAATTTAGCTTATGTAATTGTGCCTACCGATAATAATAAGTATTGGATTAGTAAATACAGTTTAAACGATTTACACAGGGTAATTTATTTAGAAGAAAACAATGTAAGAAAAGAATTTAGCCAATACGAAGCAGATAAAAAGATTATGGAACTTTACACACAACACTCAAAAAGATTTAAAAAATGAAACCTAACCATTACCACAACGAAAAGAATTACGATGTAATAGATTTTGTAAAAGATTATGATTTAAACTTTAATGAAGGTAACGTGATTAAATATGTAGCACGTGCAAGAAAGAAAGATAACCAAATAAAAGATTTAGAAAAAGCAATAGATTATTTAGAAAGAGAACTAACACACGTAAGAAAAGAACAAGCAAAATGGATAGAACTGAACAAATAGAATTTAAAACATTAGAGTTAGAATTTAGATTAACGCAGCTACTTAAGAAAAGAGAACAACTATATTTAAAAGGTAATAATAATGAAAAGCTAAATGATAAGATTAGAGCAGTACAACAGGAATTAAGAAATAAGGGTAGCAATTAGCTACCTTTGTTCGTTTAAATAGTTTGTTCACGTAAACGTAAACACAGAATAAAAGTGAACAGTAAATGTTAAAGTTTTGTTAAAATTATAATAACTTGTTTATAACTGAAAAATAGGTGTATATTTGTACTCAGATAACAAGAACAAATAACAATTTTAAAAACAAATATTATGAGAAATTACGATTTACAATTCGAAACTTTAAAATTACAAAATGTAGAAACAGTTGACGGTTCTAATAGCATTACAGGTTTTTATACTTTTATGGGTAGAATAGAAAACACAGATTTTATTTTAGTTCAATGTAAAGACACAAAAGAATTATTTGTAATTAATCAATCTAATTTATACAGATAATAAAAATGGCATACTCAAAAAATCCTTTACCAAAAAGAGAAACTATATTTGAAATAGAATACAGATTAAAACAAGAAGCAAAAGAATTACTAAACAAACTAAAAGAACAAAACAATGACTAAGACAGAAATTTTACAAGAACTACAATTGCTAACTGATTTAGCAAGTACTACAAATGACACTTGGAGTTATAACAAGCTAACTAAAATTACAACTTCTTTAGAATCTTTATGGCAAATAGAATATGCCTACTTTGAAGAAATTAAACAAGTATTGAACTACGAAGAAACAATGGACAATTTAAACCAATTAAACATTAGATAAAATGATTACAACTTTAGACAACAAGATTTGGGACAAAAAAGAAATTTTAGATAATATGTACAGTGATGACTTTTACTATGGTTATTTAGGAAAACAAGCATTATCATCTTCTACATTAAAAATGGTTCTTAAATCGCCTAAAACATACAAGTACGTAACAAAGTATGGCCAATCAGAAACGCAGCCTTTACGTGATGGTAAACTGTTTCACACATTGATATTAGAACCACATAAGATAGATGAACTTGTAATAGTAGATGTAGCAACAAAAGCTAATAAAGTTTACAAAGAAGCAAAAGCAGAAGGCAAAGAAGTATACACTACAAAAGAAATAAAAGATGCTGAACGTTTAGCTGATGCAATTTTAAAGAACGATGAAGCAGTACATTATATGTCTAAAGCAGAATTTGAAGTACCTGAAATAGCAATGATAGACGGTTTACCATTTAGAGCAAAAGCAGATATATTAAAAGACAATATGATAGTAGATTTAAAAACTACTACAGGCTTAAATGAGTTTAGATATTCAGCAGATAAATACAGTTACGATTTACAGGCTTATTTATATCGTGAAATGTTTGGTGTAGATGAATTTGTTTTTGTGTGTATTGACAAAGGAAGTTTAGATATTGGTATATTTGAATGTTCAGATGAATTTTACCAAAGAGGCAAAGAAAAGTTAGAGCAGGGAATTAGTAACTATAAATACTTTTTTGGCTCAGGTAGTGATGTAGATTTGAATCAGTATGTATTACGTGGGATTTTATAAGATATGCTAACAATAACAAACGAAGATAATATGGCCTTAATGGCTCGATACCCTGACAAGTATTTTGATTTGGCAATAGTTGACCCACCTTACGGAATTGAAAGAGGTGGACAAACAGAAACTTTTACAAAGAATCAAAAACACAAAAGAAAATTACATAAAAAAAAAGAATGGGATAATGAAATACCTACTTCAGAATATTTTAATGAATTATTAAGAGTATCTAAAAACCAAATTATATGGGGTGCTAATTATTTTGTAGAGCATTTAACAAAAGGAACAATGGGTTGGATATTTTGGTATAAAGGTCAAGAAGGTTTAAGTATGAGTGATGGAGAAATTGCATATAGTAGTTTTCAAAAAGCTACAAGGCAAGTAAATATCAATAGAGGTTTAATAGCACAGCAAGGTGGAAGCATACACCCAACACAAAAACCTACTAAATTATATAAATGGCTTTTAGAAAATTACGCCAAAGAAAACGATAAAATATTAGATACGCATTTAGGTTCAGGTTCAATAGCAATAGCCTGCCACGATTACGGATTTGATTTAACGGCCTGCGAATTAGACAAAGAATATTTTGACAAAGCAATGAAACGAATAGAAAACCACGTAGCACAACAGAAATTATTTTAATGAAAGAAATTACTGCTGAGCATTACAACCTTGCAATATACGAATACGAACAAGGAATGAGTTTAGAAGAACTACGTGAGGTTATAAAGCATTACGAAGATTTAGAACTATTTGAAGTATGTCGGGGTGTACATTTAGCAGTAGAAGTTATAAGATTTCACATCTTATTTGATGAAGCAAAAAAGCAAGAAATAAAAACAAAAAAATTAAAATGGAAATAAACGAAAAAATAAAAGAATTAGTATTACAACAAACCAACATAAACGTAGATGATACTACACGTACACGTGAGCAGGTAGAAGCACGTAGTTTATATTATACACTGATAAAAGAAATAACACCTAAAACAACTTTAAAACAAATAGGTAAATCAGTAAATAAGAATCACGCTACAGTTATTCACGGATTGAATCAGTGGGATATGCTTGTAAGATACAACCCAACATTAAACAAGTACAAGGAACGCATTTTAAAGATGTTTGACAAACAAATAGATTCAACTGATATAGATTTACTACGCAAACAAATTAACCGCTTACAAGGCGAATTAATAGATTTACAAATAGAGAATGAAAAACTAAAGAAACAATTACTACGAGATGAACACGAAACAATACAAAACATTAAAATATTATTGCATAGATTTGAAAACACAGAACACCAAGAATTATTTTTGTTTAGATTAAATCAATTAGTAGATATAAATAGTAAAAGAAAGATATGAGTACACCAAAAGAACGAGCGCAGATATTAATGCGACTAAAAGCAGGATACAAACCAATACATAAATACAATAATGGCAACTACGCTACACTATGTAATAAATGCAATGTAATAATTTCAACAGGCGAAAACAAAGATGAAATAATGTGTGAAAGTTGTATAAAAGAAATAGAAGTTAAACTAATAGATGAAGATAAAGAATGACACCACAAGAAAAAGCAAAAGAGTTAGTAGATAAGATATATGAAGAAATATCATCATATCCTGAAAAATCATTATGTTATTTTGAATATAAAAAAAGCATACAATGTGCATTAATTGCAGTAGAAGAACTATTATCTGAAACAGAAGAAAGAGATGGAATGCGAGTTATAAATAATCCGTATTGGTTAGAAGTAAGAAACGAAATAGAAAAGCTATGACAAATAAAGAAAGAGCAGAACTACTACATAAGAAATACACTAAAGAATATAATAGATTTGTAGTAAGTGGATATATTAAACAAGGTTATCCGGAATGGGTGGAAATAGGAAAAGAACTAAAACAACTTTACAAATGATATACTTATTCATATTACTGATGTACGAATTCATAAGACCAAAACTAATTTGGCTATGGTATTACTTAATTAATTATAACGATAGAAAATAACTACGCATTATAAACAAAAATTATAACTATTTATTTTTAGAATAAACAAAATTTATCATTATGGATAATAGAGGTGGTAAACGTGATGGCGCAGGCCGTAAACCAAGAGTAGAAGAAGAAAAGCTAATAGAAATGTTAGACAAACACATTGATAAAGATTTAGTGCTTGCTGAATTAAAGAAACAAATATTTGCAGGCAAAGAAAAAGCAATGCAATTATATTTTAACTACAGGTTTGGCAAACCAAAAGAAACTATTGATTTAAATTCTTCAGAAGGTTTTAACCTAAACTTTAAAGAACTAATCAACTTTAAATAGTTTGGTAGAAATAAATAAAAAGTACAAAGTAATTGGTGAAGTAGATTCACGTTACTTTATTGTAACAGGTGGTAGAGGTAGTGGTAAATCGTATTCGATAAACTTACTTCTATCACTTCTTACTTATGAATCAGGACATATAATTCTATTTACACGTTATACATTACGTTCTGCTACTATTTCTATTATACCTGAATTTATAGAAAAGTTAGAAGCATTAAACATTACATCTGACTTTTACATTACCAAAGATGAAATTATAAATAAACAAACCGGCAGCAAGATTCTATTTCGTGGAATTAAAACTTCATCAGGCGACCAAACCGCAAACTTAAAATCTATACAGGGTGTTACTACTTGGATATTAGATGAAGCCGAAGAACTAACAGACGAAAACACATTTGACAAAATAGATTTATCAGTACGACAAAAAGGTAAAGATAACCGTGTAATACTTATACTGAATCCTACAACAAAAGAACATTGGATATACAAACGCTTTTTTGAAGCAAAAGGAATAGAAGCAGGCCAATGTATAACAAAGCAAGATACTACATACATACATTCAACTTATTTAGATAACATAGATAACTTAAGTAAAAGTTATTTAGAACAAGTAGAAGCAATTAAACAACGCAGGCCTGAAAAGTACAAACATCAGATTCTTGGTGGTTGGTTAGACAAAGCAGAAGGTGTAATATTTACAAATTGGACAATAGGTAAATTCCAAGAAGTAAGCCCATCTGTATTCGGGCAGGATTTTGGTTTTAGTTCAGACCCTACTACATTAATAGAAACTAATATAGACGCTTCTAACAAACGAATTTACATAAGGCAGCACATATACCAAACAGGGTTACAAACTTCCCACATATTTAATTTAAACGCACAATTTGCAGGTGATAAATTAATAGTTGCTGATTCAGCAGAACCACGATTAATTAGTGAATTAAAATCTAAAGGCAATAATATTGTACCTACAATTAAAGGTGCAGGTAGTGTAATGTATGGTATAGCTTTATTGCAGGATTACGATTTAATAATAGATGAAGAAAGTATAGATATAATAAAAGAATTAAATAACTACTGTTGGTTAGAACGTAAGAGTTCAACACCTATGGATAATTACAACCACGCACTCGATGCTTTACGCTATGCAGTAGCATACCAATTAGAAAATCCAAACAAGGGTAATTACTTTGTGTACTAAATGACCTACGGACAATTCATAGCTACTATACAGTGCTACATACATCACGTTAAAGGTGTAGAAGTAGATATAGCTTTGCCAAGAAACATTGGTGAAATAAAGCTAATGAAGAAAATGTATGAAATAGCAGCAGCATACTTAAAATGTTAAAGTTTTGTTAAAATTAACATTTAGTGTTGATAATGTCAAAAGTAGGTGTATGTTTGTACAAGAAATAACAACAAAAACAAATAGAAATTATGACACTTGAAAAAACACACAGACAAGCATTATTAAATGAATTAGAAAAAGCAAAATTAGATTTAGACACTTGCACAAGATGTTTAC